AATTAAATGATTTTTCGTATAATATGTTTTAAACCCCAACAGGATGAGCTTATATTTGAAATACAGACCAACCGACCTAACCCAAATGCGTGGCAATGACGAAGTGATTGCCTCTCTTGAAGGAATGCTGGGCAATACTGACTCTTGCCCACATTCCTTTCTTCTCCATGGCCCAACGGGTTGTGGCAAGACAACTATCGCAAGAATCATTGCCCGTAAACTTAACTCCAGCGGATCCGATCTAAAGGAAGTAGACTCAGCTGACTTCCGTGGTATTGATACCATCCGTGAGATACGTCGTACGAGCGAGTACATGGCAATGGAATCAGACTGCCGTGTATGGATAATTGATGAGTGCCACAAGATGACAAACGATGCCCAGAATGCATTGCTTAAGATTCTTGAGGATACTCCATCACATGTCTACTTCGTACTATGTACAACTGACCCACAGAAACTTCTACCAACCATAAAAGGTCGGTGTGTACAGTTACAGGTAAAGGTTTTGGACGAATCTCAGATGTTCAAATTATTGCGCCGTGTAGTCGCGAAGGAGGGAGCAACAGTCTCAAAGGAGGTGTACGACGTTATAACACGTGATAGTCTCGGACATCCCCGGAATGCCCTGCAAATTCTCGAACGTGTGCTTAGTGTTCCCGAGGACAAACGGATAGAGGTAGCACAACAGAGTGCCGCTGAACAATCACAGTCAATTGAACTCTGTCGTGCCCTGTTAAATAAGAAACCCTGGGGGGAAGTTAACAAGATATTGGTTGGCTTAAAGGATCAGGAAGCGGAGAGCATCCGTCGCGTTGTTCTTGGATACTGCCAATCTGTTTTGTTGAAGTCAGACATGGTACGGGCAGGACGGGTTTTGGAAGAATTCTTAACACCGTTTTACGATAGTGGTTTTCCACAACTTGTTTACGCTTGTTATGCAGTAACTAAAAATTGATAGATGGACTACGAAAGTGACATAAGAATTGATGATACTGCTCTCGATGTAGAGTGGTTGGAACAGGCAAGTCTTGCCTTGCGGTATGGTCGACATTGGGCGATTCGTAAAAGAGAATTGACCAAGGCTGAAGAGCGTATAAAGGTTATCCGAGCCGAATTGATTGCGGAAGCAAACTTAGACCCTGTCAAATGCTGCAATAAAGAAAAACCCAATGCGGCTGACATAGAAGCCTACTACCGTAATCATAAGCGGCACAAGGAGGCAAAGGAAGCCTGGGTGCAAGCCCAATACGAACTTGACATGGCAGAGGTGGCAAAGAACGAATTTAGCTTTACCAGAAAGGCCGCTTTGGAAAACTTGGTTCGATTACATGGACAGCAGTACTTTGCCGGCCCATCTGTTCCGAGAGATTTGGCTGAACAAAGAGCTGCCAGGGAAAAGGCCGTAAGTGGTGAAATCGGCAGAGGGCTATCACGGAAGAAATAAGCTATGTGGGAAGTAATACTATATGTAGCTCTTGGCGTACTTGTCGTTTATGTCCTATCAAGGATAGGAATGAAAGGCATACTCCATGAGATTGATGATTACCTTTACAAGAAATATAAACAAAAAATGAAACACAAACAAAATGGTACAGAAGAAGAGAAAAACTAATTTTGCGGAAGCTATCGATGATGCTATCCAAAAAAGTGAAAGATCAGGTGCAACATACGGGTACCTGCAACTACCGAAGGGTATCAGTGTGTACTCACCAGATGCAAAGGGATGTAAAGTTACCCTTGACATAATTCCTTATGAAGTTACGTCTGATCACCACCCAGAAGGTGCTGCCAAAGGAGATCTGTGGTGGAGACTCCCCTATTTCGTACACAGAAACATTGGTGCCTCAAATGACACTGTCGTTTGTCCCACCTCTATCAAGCAGAGGTGCCCAATATGTGAGTACCGTGCCAAGAGGATAAAGGCACAGGCTCCGCAGGAAGAGACAAGAGCATTAAAACCCTCTGAAAGGAACCTGTTTGTTGTTGTCCCACTTGATGACAGGAAACTGAAAGATCAGATTTGTATCTTTGACATCAGTAAGTACCTGTTCACTGAACTTCTGCTCAAGGAAGCAAAGGAGAACCCAGAATACAAAAACTTCGCCGATCTGGAAGAAGGGTACAGTGTCAAAATCCGTTTTGAAAGCCAGACAATCGGTAATAGCCAACCGTTTGCCGAGGCTTCCAGAATTGACTTTGTTGAGAGGGATCAACAGTATGATGAATCTATCCTTGAGGATGTTCCGGCACTTGATGAGATGCTTATAATGCTTTCTTTCGAAGAGCTTGAGGCCAAGTTCTGGGAGATGGAACATGAAGAGGACGGGGGTACGTTGAATTCAAGTAAACGTAAAACCAAACCAACTGAAGAAGAGGAAGAGGAAGAGGAAGAGGAAAAGTCTACCAAGAAAGAACCTGTCAAGAAAACCGTAACTCGTGGGGTACAACGTAAACCAGCCAAGGTAGAGGAGGAACCCGAAGAAGAAGAGGAAGAAGAGGAAGAAGAAGAGGAAGAGGAAAAACCAACTACCAAGAAAACTTTCACTCGTAAACCTATAGGTAAACTAGCAAGAAAAACAGAGCCTGAAGAGGAGGAAGAAGAAAAGCCGAGTAAGAAAACAACTGCGAAAGGCAAAGACACCTGTCCACATGGGTACAGGTTTGGCGTTGACTTTGAGAAGTACGACAAATGTGAAACCTGTAAAATGTATGATGCCTGTGCTGACGCAAACGAATAACAGACTATGCCAATCTTAGGTGTAAAAAGCAAGCGTGATGATTATAAACTCGTGGGGGTTCAAGTAACCCCCCGGGTTCATAATTATTTAACTCTCTACACACTGGCGAAAGGAATAACCAAAGCAGAATTGTTCTTAATGCTAATTGAGCAATGGATGGAACAAACTGATTCCAGTATGTCAGAGAAGGAACTGACAAAAGAACTCTTCGAACGAATAAATAAGGAGTGGAAAGAGTTAAAACTGAAGAAGCCAAGATCTAATTTTGATGAATTCAAAACAAGATTAAAATCTGAGCTTTTGAAAAAAGGTTTGGAAGAACGGCAAGTGACTGAAATAATCATTAAACTCATTAAATGATGGAACGAACAAAAAGACCAACCGGCCCAATCAGCCGACAAATGAAAAACAAGATAGCGTCGGATAAAGAAGAGGTATTTACTGAGTATGACGGAAATTTCTACAACACCGTTAGCACAGGTTCAACTCTTCTTGACTTAGCAATATCTGGAGGGAGAGTTCGTGGGGGTGGTTTACCAGCAGGGATTCTGGTAGAGATATTTGGGCCGAGTGGTTCAGGAAAAACAGTACTGCTTAGTTCAATTGCTGGGTGCATACAAGAGAAGGGGGGTCTTGTAAAGTTCCATGATCCTGAGGCCCGTATCAATCCTACATTCTCCAAAATGTTTGGTATGAAACTTGAGGACGGGGATTATTACCGACCTGACACCGTACCAGAAGTTTTCAAAACGGTTCGAGAATGGAAGCCTCCGCAAAAGGGAAAGATACATGGTATCATGGCGGACTCATTGGCTGCTTTGTCCACTGATATGGAGATGGGAAAGGATGACGGGGATAAGATGGGAATGAGACGGGCCAAAGAATTCAGTGAGGAACTGCGTAAAACCTGCCGTATCCTGGCTCAAAACAACTTCCTCATGGTATGTAGTAACCAAGTCCGCATCAACGTGGACGGGGGACAATGGTCACCTAAGTACACGACACCCGGTGGGGAGTCTGTCGGCTTCTACTCCAGCCTTCGCTTGAAAACAAATGTCTTGAAAAAGATTGTTAAGGAAGTCACTTTCCGCGGAAAAGAAATTTCACGTGTAATCGGAGTAGAAGTAGAAATAGAAGTGTTCAAAAGTTCTATTGACCGTCCATACAGAAAAGCGCCGTTGACAATCATATTCGATTATGGAATTGATGACATACGACAGAACCTACAGTTCTTGAAAACGTATGGCAAAAGTAAGACATACATTCTTGGTGACCGTTCGTTGGATATGTCAATGGATAAGTCTATCGCTATCATTGAAGAAGAAAACTTGGCGGAACGTCTACGACAGGAAGTCATATTACTTTGGAACAAGATCGAATTTCAGTTTAAATCAAATCGTAGACCCCGAAGATAATGGAAAGGACCCGACATACAGGCCGAAGATTAACCGGTCTTAATTTTGAAACAGGCGAATGTACTTTTCAAGAACCCACCATTCTAACCAATGATCCAAGCTTTACGGCCTGGGGCTGGGCCGTATTAGATGTGAAAGGTAAAGTAATTGCTACCGGGTGTATCAAGACTGAACCAGAACACAAGAAACTCCGCACACGGGTATCTGATGACCGCGCCCGTCGTACTTCTGAAATTGTTAGAAAATTGTTGGCTATCATTAAAAAGCACAATGTGCACTGTATTTTGACAGAAGCCCCACATGGTAGTCAAAATGCAAACGCCGCGGTAATGATTGGCATTGTTCAAGGTATTGTACAAACAATGGCTGACCTACTATCTCTTCCAATTGAATATTATTCTGAACAAGATTCTAAAAAGGAATTGCTTGGAAAGAAATCAGCGACGAAGACTGAGACTATTGTTGCTATTGGAAAACTATATGGGCATTCTTTTTTGACTGGCACAAAATATATTGATGAGGCTGTCGCTGACGCCCTTGCCGTACATTATGTGGCGAATCAACAATCCCCAATGTTAAAAATGATGAAACATGAACGCTGAAAAAGAATATAAAGAACATGTCGTATCCAAAATCGTTTTGGATGAGATGCGTGTACACCTCCGCAAAACTTTTGGCCGTTATACATTTCGCTCAATTGATGTGCGATCATTGGCCTCTTCTATAGTAAATGAGGCAGTCTTTGAGGTGACGATGAAAATACTCGGTCAGTCAAACATACAGAAGTATGACGTCGGGTATGAATTCCCAAAGAATTGGTGGGAGCATTTTAAAATGCAACACTTCCCAAAGTGGCTTGAGCGGATGTTCCCTGTAAAGTATAAGATGCACTTCAGAACTGTTGAGTTCGATCATAAGGCTCTTGTACCTAAGTGGGATCAATTCCCAAAAGGACAGGAAGTGGTAATGTTTTCAAAACCTGCATCACCTAATGTTACTGAAGCGAAATGAAACAACTAACAGCAATTGGTAAGGCCAAATATTTTGGTCGCTTTGTTGATGTCTTTATGTCTGTAGAAGTCCGACCTGGAGCTTCTGTGGGGGAAACAGCTGCTCAATTAGCTTTACTACAAGATAAGTTTAATGAACTTATTGGTGAGGTATGGGATAAGGCCTACAATGTAGGATACACTGACGGAAAGAAAGTTGGCATTTTTGATGACCAAAAAAATTAGTTATGTTTAAATCAGTATCAATACAAAACTTCCAAAGCCATGCAAAAACTGAACTCGACTTTCATGAAGGAGTTAATGTCATCGTTGGGACGACAGATGGAGGAAAGACGGCTATTATCAGAGCTTTGCGTTGGCTT